TTGAATCAACTCTCAGACAAGAGCTTGAAGAAACTCATAAGTTACTTCGCAACAGGTTCCCTTTCGTTGCCGGATCACTATTTACTCCTAAGCGAGATAATAGGATCCAAGGCTATATCAAAGGTGCTCAAAGTACCAGACTTAAACCGTTCAATCCTACATCAAGAGACCATATAGCATGGATACTCAAGACACATTGCAATTGGAAACCGAAGTTGCTAACTGCCTCAGAGAAGGCGGTTATAGACGAGACCGTATTGAAGGATATTGGGACGGATATATCCCTATCTTTTCTTCGTTGTCTGGAACTGACAAAGCAGCTTGGGATGATATCCGAAGGAAAGAACGCATGGCAGAAGCTTGTTACGACCTCTAGTAGGATACATCATCATTGTTCAGTTGGGTGTGCTACTCACAGAGCATCACATAGAAATCCCAATTTAAGTCAAGTACCGAGTGATGAAAGATTCAGAAAATTATTCACTGCTTCACCGAATATGGTTATGGTTGGTGCAGATTTGTCTGGAATCGAATTACGAATGCTTGCACACTACCTCGCACGCTATGATGGCGGCAGGTATGCAGATATCTTACTTAACGGAGATATCCACCAAACTAATGCTGACAAAATTGGCATTAGTAGAAGACAAGTTAAAACAGTTACCTACGCATTTCTTTATGGAGCAGGAGACCAAAAGATCGGCACATCCTTCGATGGTAGCCTTGGGGAAACTCAATCAAAAAGAAAGGGTAAAGAAATACGCAAAGCGTTTGTTGATGCCATTCCGGGTCTTTCCGATCTGCTTAAAGGCGTTAAACGGGCTGCGGAAAGAGGTTATGTCTGTGGACTCGACAGTCGTCATATCAGCGTTGACAAAGGGCATGTCGCGCTCAACTACCTCCTCCAAGGATCGGCAGCGATCATCGCCAAAAGATGGATGGTATTAACCAATGAACATCTTTCATCCATGGAATTACGTTGCAATCAGCTCGCTTTTATTCACGATGAATTGCAGTTCGAGTCTCATCCAAACGATGTTGACGATCTCAAATCCCTTCTTGTTCTCTCCGCTACCGAGGCGGGAGAATATTATAAATTACGACTTCCTATAGCTGCAGAAGCTAAGTCCGGTAAGAACTGGGCAGAAGTCCACTAACCACCTATGAAACTATTAATTGATGCTGACTTCATTGTATATAAAGCAACAGCAGCAGCAGAGACAGAAATAGATTTCGGTGATGATGTTATTGTTGTTACTAGCAGGTTTAAAGATGCATTAAACGCAACTAACAAAGAGATAAGTAAACTTAGAAAGCATTTCATGTGGGATGCTCCTGATGTTATCTTATTCTTTTCTGATTCTACTAATTTTCGGAAGAAAATTCAGGAGTCATATAAAGGTCATCGAAATCGTAAAAAACCTTGTGGCTATAAACGTGTTATCAATGAGCTTAAGAGTAGGTATGAAGTAATTATCATACCAACACTAGAAGCAGATGATAGCATGGGTATATATGCTACAAAAAATCCGGGTAATATTATCTGCTCACCTGATAAAGATATGAGACAGATCCCCGGAAAACTATATAACATGGATGAAATCACTCTCATCACTGAACCTGATGGTGCTAAATGGCATCTAATCCAATCAATTTCGGGAGACAATACCGATGGCTATTCCGGAGTACCCGGACTTGGCGTTAAACGTGCAACTGCATTATTTGAAGAGCATGGGTACTCTTGGAAAACAGTACTTAAAGCATTTAAAGATAAAGAGTTGGATGAAGAGACGGCATTAATGAATGCTCGACTGGCACGCATTTTAACAGTAGATGATTATGACTTCGAGCAGAAGAAACCTAAACTCTGGTCCCCCGCCGCCGATTACAGAATTGACGATGGAGCAGGACTTTAAGTTAAGACAGATACATGATGCCTTAAAGAAACCAGATACAAAAAAAGAAGATATTGTAACGTTACTCATGGCATTGCAAGAACAATGTTATGTACTATCAAATTGTATTACCAATTTACTTGAGAAATGGCCCAAGGACCAAGCTACTACCAGCGTGGATCAATTGATGTTTGGGATTTTATTAGACAACAAGAACTCAACTTCCACCTAGGTAATGCTATTAAATACATCTGCAGAGCAGGTTATAAGAATAGCAAAATTGAAGATTTAGAAAAAGCTATTCACTACTTACAAAACGAACTCACCCATGAAGAAAACCTTCTTATCAAGTCAGGCGAAGGAATTCCGTTCACATTACGGAATAGAAAACTCACCGACACTACCCTCGAGGACCAAGCAAAAGAATTTGATCGTTGAAGAATTTAAAGAATTCTTAGAATCTGAAGGTATGTTGTTTAGGCAAAGCCCTAAATGGCCGGAAGAAGCGTTAAAAGAATTAGCTGATTTAGTATATGTATGTTATCAATATGCCGAGAATATGGGGTGGTTCCTAGATGAAGCTTTGGATAGAGTACATAAAAGTAATATGTCCAAACTAGATGAAGAAGGAAAACCAATATATAGAGAAGACGGTAAAGTCCTTAAAGGACCACATTATCAACCACCAGATTTAACAGATTTAATTTAATGAAAGCAGAACTTATCTCCCGTACTGGTCGGGTCCAATCATGGTTGGATAACCCAGAATCTAGACTCCCAGTAAGCTGCACCGTCTTTGTCGTAGAAGACTCTATGGAAGGAAAAGATGGCATCGAAGCAAGCTGGAGATTCGTATCTCATGCACTCCGACATGGAGCAGGAGTTGCAGTACATTTATCAAAGCTCCGAGCCAGAGGAAGTGAAAACGGAAAAGGTCTTACAGCTTCTGGCCCAGTATCATTCGCAAAAATTTATTCAACACTAAATGAAACATTACGCAGGGGTGGGATCTACAAAAATGGCGCTGTTGTTGCCCATATTGATATTGACCACGCCGATATTCTTGAGTTCGTGCGGACTCCTAGATCTGAACTCCCTTGGATCAAAAGGTGCGTCAACCTTGATCGAGAAAAGTGGGAAGCAGCAACTGGAGAAGTTAAAGCTGCCATCCTCTATGGAATTAAATCCGGCGACATCTGGCTCACAAAAATAGCATACGACAATGACTACAACAGAATCTACGGCAATGTCTGTCTTGAAGTTAGGCTGCGAACACGTGCCACATGCTTATTGGAACACGTCAACCTCGGAGCATGTAACATTGAAGATATCGCCACAGCTTACTTTAACGGTATGTCGGAGCTGTGCAGCTTACATGGAAAAACAGGGGTTGGAAAATCTGGGGAGTACCTCAGCCCAACCGTTGACAAGCAAGTCGGATTAGGTGTATTAGGTTTAGCTAATTTACTTAGAAGATATAAGGTAACCTATGTACAATTTGGTGAAGCATTAGAACAAGTTAATAGAGGCTATGTGTCTCACACACCAGCTTGGATTATTGCTGATAACATCAAACATGGATTACAAATGGCTACACAAGTAGCTCACTCTCATCAAATGGTGCGGGCATTTGCTATTGCACCTACTGCAAGCTGTAGTTATCGCAGCAAAGATTTAGATGGGTACACATGTACCCCAGAGATAGCACCTCCAATAGAAAGAACTGTTGATAGAGATAGTGGTACTTTTGGAGTACAAACATACGACTATGGTAATGTAGAGATAGCCAGTGAAGTCGGTTGGGATACCTATAAAAAGGTAGCCGATGAATTTATAAGACTCTACCAAAACACGGGACTTCTTCACGGCTATAGTTTTAACTCTTGGAGTGATGCTGTAGAATACAACGAACAGTTTGTCGAAGAGTGGTTAGATTCACCTCAAACCTCCCTTTATTATGCACTGCAAGTAATGGGCAACACGCAAGATAAGACAGATGTATATGCTGCCTTAGAACAGAATGAAGTTGATGATTACTTACAGGAGCTATTAAACGAACCTGTAACTTGTGACTGTCAAGAATAATGAGGAAACATCCATACCAAAAATTACTGGACCGTAAGCGGAAGTGGTCCCCCGTACAAACAAAAGCTGGAGAATTAAAACATGGAGCTGAAGAAACCATCTACCGTGCTCTTGCAATACGTCATATGGAGTTACCAGTTGGTGAGTTCATTGAAGACGCGCTTGGAGAAGTACCTGATCTCTCAAGGGATCTACTCCGATCCAACGTTAAAGACGAGGAAAATCACGACCTCGCATTAGGTTATATAGCAAATGCTATAGGGGTTGACCCTAAGGCGGAAGCCGAAGCTCTCAGGCTGCGTGCAGCTTGGGAAGCACACCCCGATCACACAATATTAAAAGCATTGGTAGCTGAACGTGCTATATTCTTTGT